AATATCTGACATTTTTGTCGGAAATGATACCCGAAAATAACAAGGCATATAAAGAAATAGCAATATTTACTAATATAATACAGTTGGTTGGCACATACAAATTATTTTTAAGATCGCCGTCATTGTCCAGCGGTAGAATCATATGGCCACCGAAAATGGCGAACAAACTGATAATAAAATTAGTAGAAAGTTACTTTGAGAACATTGAGAACAAAAAACTTCGTGAAGAGTTTGGTGACGAGGCAGTAGACGAATTAAATGAACTAATGGCGGGACCCCCGACAGCAAGCCTATAATTCGCAATAGAATATTATTTTTTCATTATTTTTCGCAACGTTTTGTTGTGGTGTTCGTAGAACCGCCGCGACTTGTTTTTCGTACGAAGCCAGAGTTTCTTACGTAAATAACAGACCACGGACAACCGTTTGGCATCTTTGTCAACCAATTTCAACGGTAAATTCCCGTGCCATTCATGAACATCCATGAAAAGAACGTCCCCTGTACGGACATCGACCCCCAATCCGTACTGAGGAAAACACGTTTCGGCACCTTCGTATCGGCCTTTTTCGATGACCACCAAATTTCCAAACCCTTCATCGTCGTCGCCCTTGTCAGTGTGTATGGTAGTTTGAAAATTGACGTTGGTAGTGACTGTGGTGAAACTGGTGCCTTTGATCTTGAAATGGGTTTGAGCGGCTTTGGCCGCCTGAAGTTTGTAGTGATCCGGCGTGTATTTTTTATAAAGACGATCCACGTCTTGAATGAGAGGTAATAGTTTGGCATATTTTTCGGGATGTTTGGTATTGAACCGGCATTTGCGTACTTCCAAGGGCGCCTTAATACCGTGTTTTTTGAAAGATGCCTTGTAATTGGCAGGGAAACTGTCAAAATAACCCAAGATATTCGTCATAATTTTCGGATTCTCGTACATATTTCTCTTTTTCGATCCCGTCGTGTTTCCGCGGTTAGTGGTAGTATTTGTAGCGTATTGAATAACATTATTATAAAAATCGTCAAGGTGTTTTTGGGAAAAAACGTCCTTTCTAAATCGTAAAAGAAGTTTACCGGTATCCGTATAAACATCTGTATCATCCCGTATAATAGTATCAATCATGCCAGGTTTCACAAAAGTATTGGCAAATTTGTCGTGCATCGTGGCATCGGGTATTTTTTTAGATACGGTAATGATTTTTATTTTACTACCTCCCGACGATTGTTCTGGAGAACACGACATAATATATATACGAAACAAATATCTTATATATTATGAATGGAAAAAATATAGGAACCAACACAGATGTCGAGTAATTCAACAGGTGTTGATGTTATTAATACCGTCCCAGAGAATACCATATTTATTGGACCAGTTCATTTTATTGCAAGCGGTATAGTTTTTAAAATCGATGGACATGTCCGTGGAAGAATATCCGGGGGTAGTTCCGTCGGTTAAATAACTAGGAATACCCTTGGCATTTTTGGTGGCCGACGCGTAATTTACCCCGGAACCAACGTTGATGGGCATGTTGGGTTCCACCCCAGGAATGGAGCTGGGGGTTTGCACCGGAATCACACATTTCCCATCGGCGGTTTCGATCCAATAGTTGGGACAGTTTTTGGCGTTTGGTGGAAAAATGGCGGAAGTTTTGTTGTTTTTCATCAAGACGCCCACTACGATAAAAATAATGATCAACAAAAACATGGCAATGCCTAATACGGTCAATTTAAAACTATCCATGATGGAGGGATTTTAATAATATAATATATAGTATAAAAATAAAATATACCCGGCAATATATAAAGAATGTATTCGAGTTATAATTTTAAAAGTAGCTTATCTCCGGATCCAATCAATAGTCCAAACAAAATATTGGATTTAGAAAAATACAATGGCCGGGTAAACATCACGGAGCCTCCGTCAAAAACGATTCTGTTCAATATGGCCGAAAAGATTGATCTGAAAAACAAACCCACCGATTATCGCGATGCACTGACGGGAACCTGGGAACACAACCCATTGGAAGGAGCCTTTTTTTCGGCGGAGAACATTCAAATATTACAAAACGCCATGAAAGGGAACATCTACCGTTTGTCGGGGAATCGGTATGTTTTGCCGAATCAGAGTATCGAGCATCTGAAAATTGTGATGCGCGGCATGTATTTACAATATGCGGAACACTATGTAGATAACATCCGAGAACAAATAGAACGCCTAAATAAAATCGTTTTGGACTATGTTGTTCCCAAGTTATACAACGAAGCCATCGCTTACGAGAAATACTGTCGAGATCAAAGTACTTTAGTAACACCCTTACCATTACCTTTACAACACAACCGAGACTACAAACAGTTGGAATTGAAACCGTATACGTAGATTTTTCCCGAAAATAGATTGTAAAAGTAACATAAAGAATAGATACTTGTATTTATATCCGAAAGGGTCGACACCAGGTTAGGGGAGCGGTCAAACCCGGAAGACTTAAGATCTTCTCCTTTTGGTTCAACGGTTCGAATCCGTTACCTGGTATGTTGTGTATCATAAATCAACGATGCTTTATGATACACTGGCGCGATTTACAAAAAAATCGCAAAATTGATTCATTTTTGAGAAATGTTTGAACATGATATCCAGACACAACAATGTCCGCACCCACGGTTACGTCACTCGCTACTGACAAGGCTTTCGACCGAGCCATGGGCTGGGGAAGCCAGAATTCCGGGGGAAGAGGTAAGCGTGGGTACGAGGCTCAAATGACCCGTCGTCAGCAGGAGAAGGCGGCGGTCCAACAAAAGGCGGAAACCGAGAAGTTGAAACTTCAACAAAAGGAGACGAGCAAAAAGGTAGTCGAACTCTTGCGAAAAGCGGATGCGGGAGAACTGGACTGGATGTGATCGATTGTAATACCCAACCCAACCAAAAACAACCAAAAACGCAACGCAAACAAAAACAACAAAAAACAACCAAAAAGGGCCCTCCCTTTTTTACCGCGGCGAAAATTGATTCAAAAAGTCTCAAAAATAAAATCTAACCATAAAATAAATCATGGGTTGGTACAGCTGGAAAACTCAGAACTCGAATCGGTCGATCATCATCAACGGTCTGGGAACACGTAATTATCCCAGTAGAACGTGTTATATGTGGGATAATAAAGGAAGACGTTGGAGAGAAACGGCGTACCAAGGTTACGGCGAATTCGGGGGGAAGAATTACCACGTGTTGTTGGCGGAAATGAACCGTGAATATACGGACGATGTGGACGAAGAAACGAGAAGAATTGACGGGATTAATATGGAGGGAAGCGCCGGGATTCTTCATCCGAATTTGACGGATTGCCGTATTTGGTCTTGGCGCAACGAAATACCGTCGAGTTGTCCGTATCAAGGAACCTCCGATCATTACGATAAAGACCCCGACTTCAAAAAACCGCATACTATTGAGGATATAGACGACGGATGGCCCAACGGGGAAACAATCCCCAAGTGAAGTCGGTACTGTAAAAGTAAAGTAATTATACCCCTCGAAACCGCACCACGGACGGCGGATCACCAAAAGTGTATTCGGTTTGACTGAGTCCAGTTTCGCGTTGAAACAACACATCTCCGTTCATTTCCATGATTTCGTATTTCAAACGACGCAAGTTCTCGATTTCGGGCATCAAATCACGAACATAAATATCCATGGCCGATTTCAAGAGTCCGGTAACCCCACCGTAGGAGGCATTGGCCAGTACGTTGCCAGATTTTTTGTATTCTTCGACAAAACCGCGAATCTGGGCTTGAATTTCCTGAATTTTGGTCTTTTTTTCTTGTAAAAGTTCTCCGCGGGGGGTATTGTAAAAGATTTCTTGATGACGATCGAAAAATCCTTGGAACAATTCGCTGGTCTCCTTGTAGTTTTGTAATATTTTTTTGAACGATCGCACGGCGGTCTCCTCAGAGACATAATTGAATAAACTGTCCATTTTTTGGCGAATAATGCCGTCTTTTTCTTGTTCAATCTGTTCTCGAAATAAATACAAGAATTGTTCGTTCGGAGAGAACTGACCACGCAAGAGTTTAATGTCCAAAGCACACGCCTGGGAAGTGTCGCCACAGGAAGCGTAATAACCGTTGGAATCTGTGCGAAATTCTGTCCCGACTTCGCGTTTACAATGAATACATTTGCCCCGGACGCGCTGGGCACGTGAAATGCCACTTTTGCGCGTAGTCGCTTTTTTGAACGCAATCCGGCGACGTTTCAAAAGATCGGTTTCATAGTCCCGCTTTAAACGAAAATAAGTTTGTAACGCGTCGTTGTATGTTATTTTACGTTGAACGACCTCCGCACGTGCGATTTTATCATAACGCTCGCGCAAATCGTCTTCGTGTTCCCAGTCGACATAATCATAATTCGTAACTTCCTGCGCCAATGGGTTATTTTCAGAAACGAATTCATGGATTGTTTTGGGAACATTATCGATGGAGAGGAGGGGATTGTCGGAACAATGCAGCACCCGTAAATGAATCAAATCGGTAAGATCCAGTTGGGTAAGACGATTTTGGCTACAGTAAAGACGTGTAATGGTGCGAGGCAAATGTTCAATATTTTCCAAATGATTGTTTTCACAGTGAAGTTCTTCCAAGTGGGGGAAACTCGCACAATCTAAAGTAGACAAAAAATTATCGTCAATGTCCAAATAGATGAGAGACCCAGGAAGCTGATCTAAACTTACCAACAAATTACCTCTACATACCAATTTGGAGATACCGACCGGGACATGGTTCAATGCAGTGATCTTACCTTCTCCGAAAGAAATATAGCGTAAACGTGGGAAACGCGCGGAAAGCCCCGACAAGTCCAGGTCGCCATACAGGGGGGTTTGAATGTTCAAATCGACAATGTCTTTTTTAAGACCAAAAATCATGTCTTCCATGGTAGTTTGTGCCGTATTATTGTCTTTACGAATAGATTCCCGTTCTTCTTGTACAATATCGGTCATAGTTTTTCCGAATTCCTATATGAGATCCCGATATTTTATTATAGACCAACCCTACGGATCCAAGCCAACATCGGGATTATAAGTAAACGGAAGATCGGTAATCATGGTACTTTGTCGTTTTTGATCCATCTGGTATTGACGAATTTTAGATAAAACATAATTTTGTTCGCGAAGCATTTTTTCCTCACGTTCTTGTGGAGAAATATTACGTTGTTTTCTACGTAAATAGAGAATCGTACCAATAATAAGGGCAAACATCAAAAAAAGACCAATATTGAATACCCAGGAATAAATATTTGATTTATATTGATGACACCGATGAAGTGTATCATACAAATAATTGCGAACACTGGATTCAACCAACCGAGGATATTCCATTATAGAATAATAACATGCAAAAATAATGTTATTATAGCGAAAATACAATCTTAGTTGTATGTATAGAAAGGAACAAGCCTAGAATGAAAAATGAACTAAAAAACGTAAACGATGTAAGCGGTGTTAGTACAAATATTACAGGACGCGGTCAAGAGACACCTGAAACCTATTTGAAATTCCCAAATCCGTTTGAGTTGTTCAAAGAAACTCCGGTACGTGAAGGTGCGACAGACGCCACTACCGCCACTACCAAAAATAGCACATCTTCTCCTGGTGCCGCAAATAAAAACTTGACCTTTTTGGGGATGATGACGGGCATGTTTTTCTTATTGGCCTTGTTGCTGGCGATCGTGTATTATTTCAATTCGTCCATCTTTTTAATCAACGATTTCATGCGCTCCCCTTATTATACCCAATCCACCTTTTGGGATATATTCAAAGGGAGAATAGTTTCAGGTAAAATCGCGATTTATCTCACGGCGTGGATGTGTGTGTTTGGGCTTAATGTGTTGGTTTTCGACGTAATGTTTAATAACCACGATACCCTAAACATTTTTTACATTACCTCCATGTTTTTTTGGACGGTGGTAGGAAGTACATTTCTCATTGTAGGAAATATACCAAGTTTAGTGGAAGTATTTGAAAATACGATTGGCTACGGAATTATGTCGCTACCCATTCCCGGACTGTCCGATTTGAAAAGTACCATGAAATGTGTGAGAAATAAACGTTACCGCGGATCAAGTAAAGATTACGAAATATCCAACGATTTCTTGTTGACCACATTTGATGTACCCAGTTTTCATGAACATTTCGATGCTTTGGCTGGATACAACGAAAACAGTAATTATGATTGCGACTTTTATCTCGATTTATTATGTAAAAATACCGAGGGCGGCACGTGCGAAGACGATTTCGTGCCACCGGTGCGCGAAAATATACCTGGTATAAAAACCCCCGAGTCCATACAAAAACGTAAAGATTTATTGCGTTTGGTACTTACTAAAAATACGATAGGCCACTATACCTGGGGATTGTTGGCCTCGTTTGTAAGTATGATGTTGACGATCAATTCCATCATTGCGACCTAATTTTACACGGCGAGATATACTAGAACAGCTAAATAAGATAAAATCGCCAAAATGATGGCAATGACCCAAATGGGCAACACGGTTTTATCTGAATACCCCACACCAAACGGGCGAAATCCTCCATCTGTATTGTAAATCATAGAGGGTTTTGTCCAGTGAATGATGAAAAAAAGTACCAAGAAAAGGCCGATCGCAATATTTACTTTTTGTTGATAAATGAAATGTTTGGAAAGCATGTCTAGAAGAGGGTGAATATATTCTAATATAATAGGTCATAATATTTTATTAGAATCTAATCCAATCCGTGTGTGGACCCTGTGAAAAATACTTATTTGGTGTTGGAAATTTGTGCGGAAGCATATATTGTGGTATCTAAGGAAGGCGGGGGGTTGATAAAAAAGAGTCCACTTCCGTTGCTTGTCCATGACCCCCCCGGGGGTTGAAATTGAACATTCATTTCGTAAGCGCCACCCTGTTCTCCAAAAAGAATGGTGATAGGATACGATTGATTTGCGACTAAACTAATGCTACCTTGACGTTGAGCCATGCCGTGTTTACCCCCATTGTTTACTGTGGCATTTCCCGTAGTGATATTGTTAAAAGGCACATTAACCCAAACATAACTACAGTCGTCCGAATTGGTCCAGAAGTTCCATACTCCAGATATATTCGGTACAAAATATCCCTGAACCAATACGGAAAACCGGTTATCCGGTTTAGTATTGTTTCCAATAACATAATTTTGAGTTATACCGGCTAGACGAGAAACATCTGTAGTAGTGCCTGATCTACGGACCTGGTTACCTTTTGCCCAATTGACCCAGTTATAAACCGCATTGTTATTCCACTGACGATTATCTTCACAATAACCGTCACCATTGATATTACCGAAATACCACCAGTTCAATCCGGGTTGGCTGAGCCCTTCGAAGACGGGAGTAGGATGGTTGTAATACAAATATAAGTTGAATAATATTACAAATATAATCATTAAACTCAGTATAAAATGAACGGTGTCCATTATGGTAATTATCTTATATATTTACCATATAAAATAGTGAAAAACAATCGGTCCAAAGAGGATGACACAATTACCAATAGCTAAACATGGTATAAAGCATCAGTGCTACCCCCACCGTCAAATTGGCCACACTTATCGCCTGAAAATTTGTTTGTGTTGCGATATCTAAATAACGGGCGCTAGCATCATTATGCCCATCAGTAAGAGACATGACTTCTTGTGCGAAATATTGATTTTTACACAGTTCACGTTGGTAACAAAACATACCCTTGTCTTTATTGGTAACCGACGTTTTATCACATGTCGCATCTTGTACCGGATTTTTTAAATCCCATACAGTGTTGGTGGTACAGTCGGTGGGCATCACGGAAGAATCTACTTTCGTATAAATAAAGTCATTGGGGTTGTATCCGATGACATAACTGGTAGCATCGTTACTCGCAATGGTTTGATCGTAAGATACTGTTTTTTTCCCGACAAGTAAATTTGAAGTGAACAACTGGTTCATCAAATTCGAACCTACGGCCGTATTGGAAGACATTTTACTATATATATGTTACAAAAAAATATGATCAATGTATATATGCCATGCCAAGTGTAAAAAAAATACGAAATGATCGCGGACATGCGGCTTACTTGAACGCCACACAAAAAATGCGATCCGCACTTGGCCCGTCTGCCCGTGTGCGTCAAGCCATAAAAGATGCTAGATTTGTATATAATTTGTATAGTTCAAGTCGATCTTCATCCAAATCCGATGTCAAAGTTGATTCCAAAACCAAATCTAAATCCCGGTCCAAGTCGAGATCACAGACTAAATCACCCCCAAAGGGCGGCAGAACGACCCGGCGTTACAAACAAACGCGATAATAAGTTGTATTCAGGGCGGTAATGCTATCACGATGAATCTTTACTACTTGGCCCGGACGCAAAGACAGTGCTAGAGCTTGGGGATCAAACCGGTCAATCTCGGGCAACTGACTCACCGATTTCATGTTGAAACTAGACAGTAAATCGTCGGTTTCTTTCTGAGTCAAAATGGTCATTTTAGGCACTAATTCGTGTTCCAACATGTTGAACTGGAGCCGAGCAATATTGTGGATTACCACGAAGATACCGTCATGATTGTACAAATATTCCATTTTTGCCGTGATAGTATCGTTGGGTTCGTCTTCAGTGATAATGATTAATGTGTCGCTTTTAGTAAGTACACTTTCCACAAAATACAGGTCTTCAATGATATTGTCTAAATTTTGTGGACGAATTTGTTTGGCGGTGAGATAATATTTAATGTAGGTTTTGGTACCGTTGGTTTTATGATTCAACAACATGTCCAATTGATCACTAGTAAACATGGCATCGATTTCATTGATACTAAAGTTTTCGTAATCTTTAATATCGTAGTCTTGATGAACATTCAAAATATCCAAAATAATTTTACGGGAGTTGTAGATTTTAAGGATTTTGTTGTTGGACGACATAGTAACAATATATAATTATTCACATAATGTTTTAATTGGTTTTGTAATTCAATTTTTTAGACGACTATAATATACATGTCTGGACTTGTCAGAATAGAGGGTTTCTTGTTAAATCCTGAAACGTCATTATTCAAAGGTGATGATTCAAAATACCTGGATCAATACCGAAAAGGAGGAACCGTGTCATATAACAAGGGACAACCCGCATATTTTGCGTTTGACAAAGAATCCGCGATGAAATATGGAGTGATATTCGAATTCAAGGTAAGAAGCCCCATATTTTTAGTCGATTTAGTTGACGTAAATGTCATGAAACAAATATACGAAATTGCTGGAGACAAAAAAAATAAAAATATACAAAAAATTATGAGCGACCAGTACGGATACAGACCCGTCACTGAAACAATTGAAGAACGAGAATCTGAGCATACCAAAGACGACATTTTCTCAAAATTTTTATGTTCACTCGGAATAAAAGGTTATGCGTTGAAGGAACAGATGAAAACAGATCTAGGAGGTACATTTCATCGCGAAGTGATGTTGTGTGATCCGTCCATGTTGGAATTTACTGGATTAGTAGGATTTCCTGTGGAAACCGATGAAGATAAAGAAATCAAGGAAGGAGAACCCTCCGAAGAGGAAATTGCGCAAATAAAAGAAAGAGTTAATTTAAAAGAAGTTACGAGAAAAGATAAAGGACAACATGATACAAGAAAACGCCACAAGACGTACAATGACGATGACGATGAAGATAAACCGTGGTCAAGTCCGTCAGGGAAACTGTTTGGCGATTCACCAGACCCCGAATCACCGACGAAACATTTTAATTTCGACTCGCCTTCCTCGTCAAGCAAAACATCTCCCGCCAAAAAAACAAAAATAGACAGTTTCAGCACGCCCACGAAATAATATTTTACACGAATACAAAAATATTATTTTATTCTATTTTCTTTACGGAAAACCCTCCCGTAGATATAAGTTTGTTTTGATCACTTGGTTCTGTCGGAGGAGTAGGAGGAGGTGTAACCGCCGACGGGATTACAGCCGTCTTTGTGTATACTTCTTCCAGCGGTTGAGGTAACGAAACATTGTCAGACGCCGGAACAGCAGTATCCACATCTATCGTACCGGTATTATCACCACCCACCACGTTGATCACCGGCGCAAAATGAATGCCTGACTTGGTTTCAGGCATATTCTCATTCGTAGATGTGGCCATGACCGCATTCGGATTCACGATCGGAATAAAAGGTACCCACTGACCGTCGGCCTGTTGTACATATTCCGCCGGTTCGACGGGTGTAACGGCGCCTTTATTGAGAACTGTATCTTGGGGAATATCTGACAGACGATAAATTTCGTTGGGTCGCACTACCCGAATATCTTCTTCGGCGAGTTCCAATACATCAGGTAATTCGGGGTATTCTATACCTTTATTTACTGTATCTGCCATGGAACGGATCGTAACAAAATGAGGACTGACTTCCATGATTTCCCATAATCGCAACACCGGACCCATGGTAGAGTCGCCGCGGAAATGAACGTGTTCACCCTTTTCAAAAGAATGCATCTCGGGTTCTGATCCCAGATCTTCGACTTCCACCAGAACCGCTTCCTTTTGATCCTCAACTTTAATTTTGGGCGGTGGTTTCCGTTTACCCTCTCCCCCTTCTAACGAATACCATTCCGGAGAACCTTCGGACAAATCCGTAAAAATATCGGAAGACCTTTTGGTTTTATTCCGTTTAGTATCGGTGTATTTTTTGGTATAAACTTCCAAATCACCGTATTCTTTGGAAATAGGAAGTCCCATCAAATGATGGACATTATCAGAGAACATCATGTTCTCCAACTGAGGTAAACTATCTTCGGTAATGATACGCATCTGTATGTTGATTGTCTGGAGTTCTTGGATGAGTAGTTTCATAGAGTAGGGGACGGCAACCACACTGAAACTCCGGCCATATTTGGTGACATTTTCAATGTGTATTTCTTTACCGTCGAGAGATCCCACGAATTTGATGGGGCCGTCGGCCATAGGACTCATAAACAAATTTTTCGCAGGATTACATATTGCCAACATACCGGTGTTATTACATATCGCCACGTAGTATTTATCACCGCGTTCCATCATGGATTCGGTCAAAAAATTCGTGACCCCGTGTGCGACAACCGCATCACGTTCCATTTCACCGATACGTAGTCCACCGTCGTTGGCGCGACCACTGACAGGTTGTTTAGTCAAGGCGGTACGCGGTCCCAGTGCGCGATAATTAATCTTGTCTTTCACCATATGCTTCAAACGCATGTAGTAAGTGGGTCCGAAAAATATTTCGGCCTCGATTTGTTCCCCGGTCATACCGTTGTACAAGAGTTCGTTGCCGCTGGAATGATAATTCATCTGGCTCAATATATCCCCGAATACCCGGACTTTGGAACCTTTGTTGACAAACGCGGTGCCGTCACCGAATCCCCCGACCGAAAGGCAGGCTTTACCCATCAAACATTCCACCAGATGACCAATGGTCATGCGGGAGGGTATCGCGTGAGGATTGATGATCATGTCGGGACGTATACCGTCTTTAGTGAAAGGCATGTCACATTCTGGTATGACGAGACCCACCGTACCTTTTTGCCCGGCGCGTGAAGCGAATTTATCACCCAGATTAGGAATACGGACTTCACGAATACGCACTTTGGCGATGCGTTCACCTTCTTCACCCTCGGTAATAAAGGTTTTGTCCACGACCCCCAGTTGCCCCTTTTTGGTGGTTTTTGACCCATCCACTTTCTTGGAAGACCCCGAGGTGGTCGTGGTGAGCCCAACCAACACGGTCTTGTCGTCAACTTCCGTACCTTCGCGTACAACACCATGCGCATCCAATTTACTGTAATCGTACCCCGGTTTGGTGCCGACTACCTCGGTCTCGTTCTCAATGTTGGTGAATTTCAAATCGGTGGTCACATGCGCGTGTTTAGTACTTTCTTCGTGGGCCTGATATGTGGTAAAATAGGTAGTATGAAACAGCCCACGTTGAAGTGCTCCTTCGTTGATGAGAACGGCATCCTCCACATTGTACCCGGTAAAACACATGATTGCCACGATGGCGTTGATACCGTACGTGTTTTCCTCGTGGTTGATGTGTTCTAGGTAGCGGGTTTTGACCAAAGGTATTTGACCCGAGTTCAAAATGACGGCGGTTTTATCCATACGAACCTGATAATTCGTGTGGTACAAGGATACGGCTTGTTTACTTTGTCCACACGAGAACGAGTTACGGGTTGGCGGATTGTTCTCCGGAAAAACGATGAGATTACACATGTTGCCGAAAATGAGGGATTCGTGGATTTCCATGTGGGTATAATTTTTCATAGAATGCTGTTTGTAGTCTTCGGCGTTCAAACATATCAGGGCATTTTCACTTTCACTGCAGTCCACGAAATCAATGACGGCCTTGCGAACAAGAAATCGTTCGAGTTTTTGAGGGTTGGTTTCTTTTTCAACGCCTTCGTACAACTCAAAGAGTTCATAAATGCGGCTGGCGGACGGATCAAACCCGATCTCCGCGCGTTTTTTGTTGAATCCCGTGACCAAATCGTTCCAACGTATTTTGTTTTCGGAGGCGGCCAACATTTCCAAGAGACTTTTGTTGTCAAACGACATTTTTTTGGTGTCGTCGTCGCGGTAGAAAATGGGGCGCGAAACACGACCGGCGTCGGTATAGACATATATCGTATTGATATTGATGTCAAACGTGACACTCATGAAAATGGGCAAGAGTGCGTTGCGGCGAAACAGTTTGATCTTTTTGACACAATCGAGGGGATCCAGGATCGATCCGGCCCAGTACCCGTTGATCATGATTTTGGTCATAAATGACAACATTTTGGGAGAACATTCTTCCACATATTTCATACTGATTTTCTCACGCATCCACTGTACCAAAGGTTCTCGGACCCCTTTGCCGCCCCGGGTCACTTGGGTCATGATGGCCAGCGATTTATGAAGACCAATGTTGCCTCCGTCGGGGGTATCAATGGGATCAATGTATCCCCACTGAGAACAGTGGAGTTTGCGAGGTTCAACCAATTTCGACCCTGCGTCCATAGGAAGATTGGTTTTGCGTAAATGACTGAGGTACGTGTTGAACGACAACCGGTTCAAATCTTGAACAATTCCGACGCGTTTGGTGTGGGTTTGGGCGCCCCAGTTGCCCTTGAACGCCTTGTTGAATCCGGTTTCTACGATGCGATTTTTCAAAATTTCTTCGTGGAATGTTTGGATCAAGAGAGGGAGATCGTTGGCGTACAATATTTCGCTGTAGAGGATTCGTTTCTCGAATTCGACCTGGATATGTTTCAATTGGAGATTATAGTATTCGCGGAACAGTTCGTACATGAGAGAACCGACCAATTCCAAGCGCTTGTATTTGAAATTGTCGCGATCAGTGGGTGTTTCTAGACCAGTATAGACCGACAAGAGCCGAAACACCATGTATCCGAGATAAAACGCTTTTTCGGTATAATTCACTTCGCCAATATGGGGTAAAAAATAATCGGCCAAAATTTCGAGCGCATGTTCGGTACGCATGCCTTTGGTCAGACTCGCAATGTATTCCAAGGCCAGAGCTTGGGTAGTGAAAGAACCGGCGTCGTGAACAGAGGGAATAAACAGATCCACCATGTGTTCGTATTTGTCCATGTCGAGTAGGCACGTTTCGATGATTTTGCGGTCACTCAAGATACCGAGCGCACGAAACACCACAAAAAGGGGGACGGGTTTGCGCACGTTGGGAATATTGACGACGAGATTGAGGTTGGAATATTTGGACGTCGGCGCAAGAAGTTGAACCGACAAATTGCGGATGGGTTTGGCGACATTTTCCGAAACGGACCGAATTTCGGCGGAATACAGATACTCGGTAGCGGCGACCAAATTACCATCGTCGTCGCGGGTTTCCTTACCTTGCCGTATCCAGAGCATGTTATCGGCGAACTTTTCTTGGGTAACCACCGTTTTTTCCAAACCTTGAATAATGAAATATCCACCGACATCGTTGCGACATTCGCCCATGGTGTGGCGGACCTCCTTGGGGAGGCCTTTCAAAACACAAAAGTCGGAATGTAACATGATGGGAAATTTTCCTAGATAAATGTTTTGTAGAGTGATGGTGCGACGCTGAGTGTTGTTACCTATCATCGAATTTTCCGTGGCTTCACGTAGCGCGGCGGCGATGGCGGGGGTCATTTGAAAAGGTTTGACTGTGCGTTTTTCGCGCGTCACCTTTTTGCGACTGTCTTGCCTGGCGTTTTTTTTGGGTCCGCCGCCTTGCGTTTTGGGTTCTTCGTCGCCGGCGGCGAACGCTTCATGAGGTTGTGTTTTGAAATTTTGAAAGGGTTTCTCGCGTGAACGGACATAATCGGCGGCGCTCTCTTTACTCTCGTCGAGTTCGTTGAGAGACCCACCGTGAGTGCGGATGACATCGTCACCGATGATGTTGGGCAATTCGTTCGGAGCCAGCACATCAATAAACTCGACATCAATGTCGTAGTGAATGGTCATGGCATACGTCATATTACGCAGACGCGCCTCGTTCGGAAACATATAATGAGATCGTGATTCGTCGTAAATGACGGGTTTACCGAAATAGATCTTGGTGCCGTCTTTGCCGCCCAAATAGAGATTACATTTATGTTTGTAATCGCCGGTGGTGGGGTCGAGAACCGTGGAGAGGGATACGGGGTTTTTTTCTTTGAAAATTTGAAAAATGTCTTTTTGAAAAAAGTCGTTGAAGGATTCCAAATGATGACCAACTAAACTTTGTGGATTATCTTCAAAATAAGTATGTATTATTTTCCATATAGCAGATGAATCCATGTTTTCAACTATATAATATTTAGATAGAATATTATCTATTTCCAAACACCCTTTTACATAGTTTTGGCAAGTTTACAATAAAAAGATAGGTTTTTTTCTGGAGATAGATTATATTATATCCTATCGAATGTCCGGTAACTTGATGAATACATTGTTTGGTCCGATGGACAAATTTTACTGCTTGTGGTTTTTCTACTTGTCTATTTTTGGCTTTGTGTTGTTTTCCATCGCGTTTTTGATCTTTTTGTACATGGCGATGACCCAACGTCGCACGAGCGGCTTTTATTTCCAAATGTTCATGGTCTGCTTAGGATACTTTGTGTTCTACTTTCAGAACCGTTTGTTGCACTCCATGTGCATGGGTGTGATGAAAAACTAAATTTTTTTGACCGTTTCAATGAAATCTTAGCGAATATGATGTCACATACCTTGTAATTGACATCATAAAATAGTATTTTGAAAAAAGAACATAAATAGTATTTGTATAGATATATTTAGACAAACCATGCCAATCAAGCGTGAAAGAGAAGAATCCGAATATAATAATTCTGAAAAAGACGACCAAGAGTTGGTATCTAGAATCGCGGAAACTTTAGACCGACATTCGGGAAAATCGGCGTCGGACATAGTGCCGCGGCCAATACGTTACATATTGACTACACATTTGAAAAGATTGGTGCCGAGTGAAAAGAAAAGAGACAGATTGGACGCGACAATTGGATCTTTCAGGGTGGATAGTACAAAAAATAATCATAAATGACCATTTAACTGGAAATAAAATGTGTTTAAAATATATATATATATATTGTTATTATGGACGCAATTAAATGGGAAAATTATACAGCAGACCCAGACCGAACTAAAATTGATGAAGTTAATGAAAAAAATTTTTATTATTTAATACATGAAAATAAAGTGAAAGACACAGGATGTGTGATAAAATTGGGTAAATTAACAGAAGTCCTGGATGTTGGTAACAAAAAATTCCAATTATCTTTTAAAAAAAAGGATGGCGAAGATGACACAGAATTCGATGGGATTACACTTACTCTTACACAAAACAGTATCGATGATCGTATCAAAATGCTATCAGAAAACGTCAAAGATGAATTAATTGTTGGAAGATACCAATCAGAAACAGTAGAAGAAGATGGAGAAGTAATACCACAAACACTAGTAGAAGGAGAAGGAAAAGAAGCAGCAACAGCAACACAACCAGACGGACAACCAGCAGCAGAAGAAGCACAAAACAAACAAGCAGCACCTGGTGGCGGAGGAAAACGTTCCATCATTTCGCCGTTTTCCCGTCAATTTGAGCTTCCGATGCATTTCCGTACCAAGAAACGCAATTCTCGCATCAAAAAATCGCGCGACGGACGCCGCAAAACGAGACGCACCAAACGCTCTCGCAAGTAAACAAATATATTGTATGAATATAATATATTTATATGACGTTGGAAATTGGTACAAAATACTACTACGAAAACGAGAATCAACTTCTCGTTTTAGGTGAATTGGTTAAAGACAATGGAATGCGAGAAGGACGACACGTGTATATATTTAACAATGGAGTATTGAAGCGTTCTGAAATAGATATTTCTGACCATGATTTACAGTATGTAAAACCGTTAACAAAGGACATTAGAGAGTTCGATAAAGTAAAAATTTGTGAACTTGCGTTGAACCGCGACGTAGAAGTTATTACTGAAATAGAAAATAGGGAAAAATTAATCGATGTTAAAAATAAATTTACAAAAGGACAAAACATTAAAATAGCTGATGATAACATTGATGCATTCTTAGCAAGAGCGAGAAATACATACAAAATAGCCGATAATAAAGCGAAGAGATTACAAGAAATAGTGAATAAATTCAAAAATGATCGTATAGAAGAAAGTCCAAAAACCGTAAAAGCCAAGGAGGAAGCAAACGCCGCCGAAAAAGAACTAATAGAGGCGAAACAAAAATTGGAAGACGCTAAGAAAACGGTAGCAGCATTACAGAAAAAAGGTGGTAAAAAAACACGTCGTAGACGCAAAAAACGTACAACGCAGCGCAAACGTAAATTTTAGAAATGGAGATTTACACCCTTGAACATTATAAAACGGACACCCAAAGGGTGTCCGGTTCAGTGTTTAAGGGCAACGTTACCGATAAATAAATTGTATCAGGCGCCCATCTTTGATGGGCGTCCGGATTCAAATGTTCATCGGTGTATAATAAATCTACAATTATATTATAAATGGAAGAAGACCCCCAAAAATCAGCAGAAAATATAATATCTAAAAATCCTACTTTGGCATGGAACAGACCAGAACTCGAAAAAATCTCGGATGTAACAGAATTTGAAAACGCCTGCAGCAAACAAGCCGGAAAAGCGTTTGGGAGATCAAATACGTGCGAGAACGAAATTTTTTGTTACTATAGAAAAGGTGACGGGTTTGTGATACCTTTAGGTATACTCAATAAATTGGTTAAAAATAGATTGACAACCAAGAATACCTATACCCTTAGTTTTGTAGAGTATCCAGATAATGAAGGATTCGACGCGTTCGAAATAACGATCAGTGAAAATAATTTGAAAGAACGAATACGTTATATTATTGTTTCAACCAAAGACATTAAGAAAACGAGCGGTTTAACTCAATTGAGAGAAAAAACCGGCAATCTGGCAACTCGGGCCAGTACGGCGACTGGAGAAGCGGCAAGATCCGTAGGAAGAACAGTTTCCACAGGTACAAACGCAGCAAGACAAGCAACGGCTACAGGTTTAAGGAGAGCAGCGGATTTTGTATATACAGAGCCTCCTCCACAAGGTACGGTTGCGGCGGAACCGGTAGCAATTCCGGCACGAGCGCTTCCGGTAGCGTATGGTATACCTGAAAATCCACGACAGACATTCTTAAACAGGGCGAGAAATTTGTTTACAGGTATGCGCAGAAATGCGCCAGTTGCCGATGTGGGTTTCGACAACGTTGTACCTGTACCTAACAAAGGTGGCCGTAAACAAAAAACATTACACAAAAGAAAGAATAAAAAAACAAGTCGCCGAAAAAAGATGTAAAGGTTTATAATTTATGTATGTAAATTATAAATGGAGACACAAGTAAAAGATTTGGACGATTTAAACACAAAAAAAGGTAAACAGATGGTTTTCAAAGAAAATGGAAAAAATGTGGATTTAGGGGAATATCAAAATCATACTGAAACTGCTGGGCGCACAGAGTATATAACAATTACATTTCGCAAGGGCCCTTTTCCGATGATTAAATTAGAACTTCCCATTACAAAAGTAACTACGCTTTACTATAATAGTTTACAACCGGCGAGTGATTCCACACTAGGTACAAACGAACCAGCCTTACCAGTAGCTACCGCAATTTTCGACCACGGAGTGAACCCGCCGCAACCTGTGACTGTTCCGGTATTACCATCACGCACATCGACCGATACTCGAGATCCTATAAACGGACCGCCATCAATTCAAGCCCCGAAAGATGGCACAATTGCCGAAGGTGAACAATCGACTCAAGCCCCGAGAGATGGACCACAACCCGGCGAACCAACTGATCCTGAAAATCAGCCACCTCAAGATCGTATATCCGAAGATGAATCACAATCTCACGGAGTCATTGATACCTACGAAGGTACGGTCGCTGTAGGAGGTCCGCAAACCGAGATAGCTGCCGATGCCTACAACGGTACGGTCGCCGAAGGAGGTCCGCAAACGGAGATAGCCGCCGATGCAGTTGTATCTTCCTTTTCAGAAAACCCTTTACCCGTCGACGCACCAAAGACCAAAGATGTGCCGACCACGGCCTCCGCAATAGCTCTGAGAGAAGACAAACCCGCTGCGGTACGAGAGAACATCGAAGGTACGATAGCTGAAGAACGTAAAGTGAACGCCGAAGGTACGATCGCCGAAAACCCGGCGGTTCCCGAAACAGGTACGATCGCCGAAAACCCTGTGGCCACCGAAGAAGTGCCGACCACGGACTCCGCAAAAGCATTAAAGGAAGATACTGATGAAGTAACTACAGTAGGTGGAAAAACGCGTCGAAAATACATTCATCGTAGAAATATTACGATAAAACACCCCTAAAGCGTTGCAACATTGTAAAAAAAATCCAATAAAAAATATAGAAATGGATATTTTTTATTATAGCAATTACTGTAAACATTCTCAAAAGGTTCTCCAATTTTTGGTAAAAGGTAATTTAGTCGATAAAATAAGTTTTATATGTATCGACAAAAGGTTCTACGATAAACGCACCAATCAAACCAAAATCGCTTTGGAAAACGGATCACATGTCATTCTCCCGCCCAACATTCACAGTGTTCCCTCTCTGTTACTGGTCAACAAAAATTATCATTTAGTCACCGGAGACGATATTATCCGTCATTATGAACCGACGATCAAAGAGAAATTGGCCAGTGCCAATTTTGGCAACGGAGAACCTTTAGGCATGCCCATAAATAACATTTCGGGTTCAGGGGGATCTAACATTGTTTCCGAACAATACACAATGTACAACATGTCTCCGAATGAACTGAGTGCTCAAGGTCAGGGCGGTAACCGAGAAATGTATAATTATGTTCGTGCCAATTTAGATACGCCGTTCATAGAAACCCCTCCGAACACGTATCGACCGGATAAAGTATCTTCCAACGTCAACATGGATACGATTCAAAAAAAACGTAATGAAGAAATACAACAGTCTCCTCTCTTTGTTCCCACCTTTTAATTAAAAGCGAAAAATACATAAAAAAATATCCTTAATTATTCTATTGTGATGTCGACTACCGATAAATCAACAATTTTAAGAGCATTCAATAGCAATTTTTTTGATTTTATCAATGAGATTATACGTATTTTTCCAGATAATGCCGATATTGCCACCGGAAAACGCGCATTTGAAATGGCGAAATCCGCGAATCCGACGATTCTGGTGAAAGTGTGGTACACCTATATTTATAGTCCTTATGTGGACGTGATTGACGAAGGAGACATCACCTTTTTTTTCGACAAGAATTACGAAGAGGACGTGGGGGTACTCAACAATTCGCGCAAGATTTTGAATATCATCGATTCCCTGCGTGATCCGATTCGTATCATGAGTGACGCAAACAAGGCCCATTCCATGAACTATATTCAAATTTTAAGCCGTCTTTCCAAAGTGTACCATTCAATGTAAAAAAGGGGGTGTAAAATGGCACGACTAGGTAATCCTACTTTTTGATATGAAATATACACCTACACCACCTTTCATTCGTTTTCACAAGTATTCCGCATATTTTGTGAGATGTAGTACGGGTTGTCTACAGAGTGGGCAAGTAGGTTTTTTATATTTATTATAGCAGGTTCCGCAGTAAGAATGCATACAGTTTGTGGTTACGCAATTTGATCGGGTCATATTTTCCAGGCATATGCTACACTCTCCCGCGCAGGTTTGGAGTTCTTCTGTAGTACATTTTTGTGTTTTGTATGGCACCACAAGTAGCAAAGGATTTTCTTCAAAATCGAAATCGTTGTCGTAGTAATCGAAATCGTTGTCATCGTCATCGTCATCGTCTTCGTCTTCGTCTTCGTTCTCGAAATCGTGGTTCAAGTTCAAAGACGAAGTCGGTGTAACGTAGGCGAGGCGCTTCACCAATTCTTCTTCATATTTACACATGGCTTCCTGATAATCTCCCGGGTTCGCGAAAGAAGCACGGTTAGGACAAAACAGGGGCATACGAACAGTATAAGGAACCGCACTGGGCGTATTCATGGTAACACTTTGAATGCTTCTGGTGGATTTATCTTACAAGTTTGATATTTTTTTTCAATTTTACGATTTTTCAACACAATTGTTGCAACGCAAACATGAGAACGGCCGGTTCCAACTCCACAAAATAATCCCATACCACTTTGCGAGTAATTTTCTTCTTTTCGCCGTTTGACAAACTGGCCAAATAAACATCGTGATGAATACGACAAATGTGGAACCAAAGATGTCGCGACACCGAATCTGGACGAGGTTGTTTCAAAATGTAGTGTTGAACATATCCTTGGTGGATATATTGAACAAAGGCGTTCAGTTGGGTGTAGAATGCCATGAATAACTTTTTGTACATGGGGAAATAGTGAAGAAACTCGCGCATTTTATTGGTACGCAACAAACACAGGTATTGGTACTGTAAATTGGGATGATTCCCCCGAATCTCTTTCAAGCGTTCGTAATAGTCGCACGTAATTGTGGATCTATCGCCGGTAATCGTATCCACAAACATGTATCCAACGTACGACGAAGCCCGTTCTTTAACCGCCTCGATAGCATCGTAATTGCGAAAATAAGTTTGGCCATTGTGAAACGAAGGGATGAGATGGTTCGAAAAATCGTGATTTTCCGGAAGAAGGAACGTGCCGAGACCCCGAAGTTTCTCCAATTCGGGCGAATTACACACAGTCATGTAGAGAGGCAACCAAGTGGCGACATTGGATTCAATTTCAAAGATTGCGACTAAATACACCCGGGGACAATCAATCGTCAAAACAATGTGGTTTTGCGGATGTTGAAGAACGAAGCTGTAGCAACAGTTTTTTTTCAAATCCTTTACCAAACGGGACGCATTGAGATCGTCGTTGTCGTGCGCACCAATCGCATCCATGAACATGTTACGAAACGTCATTTGGTTGGGTGAATCGGTATGTTCTCCGTAATAATTGCGGTAATACCAATAGTCGCCACCAATCGCACTCTTTGTGGCGATTTCCCACGTTTGAAAATCATGGTCGTAAAAGAGTTGGATCATGGTACCTTCCACAATCTCGGTGATCTCGACGCCTAGTGGAATGACATTGTTGACGGGGGCGTGCCGTTGCTTGAAGACGGACATGGGAATCGATTTAGGTGGTGAAAAACTTACCAAACGAGGTCTGTCACCGGTTGTGTTAAAAATAACTGATCTATATTTCCCGGTTTCTTCGTCGTCAAAACAGACATATTGCGCGTCGTAGTTTATTATTTTGTAAAGACTCGAATATTTTGTTTGTAACGTGGTGTTGGTTTCATCCGCATTCGCATTCAAAACGTAAGTAGGCGTCATCAGTTTCCGTGGGGGGTGGCAGGCGTTTTCTGGTGAATGTTTTTGAGGTATTTTTGATTCTGAATCAATTTTATTATGAATAGGGGGTTCCGGTACAATCATTTCCTTCAAGAAAACCAGTGGTTCTTTCCTACCTATCTTATAATATTTTTCGTAAGTGTATATATAAGAATTAAATTTACATCTTATATATAAATGAACATTTTCACAGACGATGAGAACAATATTTTAGAGAAAAATAAAAAATTAGACTTAGACGAAGAGGACAGGGATGATGTAGATGGGTCTGCTGAAGAAAAAGAAGAAGAACCAGAAAAAGAACCAGATTCTCCCGAGAACAAAGTCAAGTTGAAACTGGGAGACATTATCGAAATCAAGGCGCCTAACCATGACCGTCTTCATGAACAAAGTTTTTTTGTGGATTATATTGATGAAAAATCAATGGTACTGTTGAACATTGCGTCCAACGAATACAGTCAACTTGGCCTCGACAACGACGGATTCCTAACCGACGAATCCATCGAAACGATTTATATACTTAGTCGAAGCGACGAACCCGGTTATGCGAGACAAAACGGCCTTTTACCTAAACAATGGGTAGACATTTATATTGGTGGCGATGTTCCAGTCATTATTACTGGAGAAATTACCAATTTAGATTTAGATATGATTGAAGTGACGACTTATCCAGAAATGGACGTTATTTACATTGATTTTGCGTATAAAGGATTACCACGCGACATTCCGTTTGAGCGTATTGAACTGCGCGATCGTCCATCGATGGCAAACCAAGGTCGGCGAGCCAGTATGGAAAATGTAGATGCGAATGAAGGCGATGAAGAAGAAAAGGTGGATGTTCCGGTAGATATGAACACGCGGGAAGAGGACTTGAATACTACCCTGGGATCCATCATTCAAACAGAAAATGTCGAAATACCGGACAAGGAGTTGTTTGATACCCTTAATTCTCTGTATTTGTCTGCGGACAATGTCACGTTTGGTGAAGAATTGGAAGATCTAGAACAAGTGGTTGAAATCCCGGAAAATCAGCGCCGCTACGGTATCGAAACACAGGCCAACGATTTGATGGACGAATTGCTTTCTATGATTCCGAACAGTCGCCGCACAAAAGACGTCTTGGATCGGGTTCATCTTCTTATTGAGCGATTTAAACAACTGCGCTCGATGTTTTCCAAATTTGATACCAACCACAATGTATTGGGGTACGTTCAGTTGGGACCGCTACACAAGCCGTTGGTACAGAAATTGACGGAATTGAATACTCAGCTTTCGTGGATTCTTCCGGTAGTGAAACAACGAAGATACATGTATGGGGTAGATCCGACTATGGAACGCGAAATCGACGAAGATAGTCCCATTTCAGACGTGATTGTGGCAAATTTAGACAACGAAATACAGAAAGAACGCGAGTTGTACAAACAGTATACGAAAAATACGTTGCCGAATGGGGTCAATAAATACGAATATCTGGTTCATCAGTTGAACGATATTCATACATGTGTAGTTCCCGAAAAATTTTGTGATGCCGGTTTGACCATTCAACAACCGATTATGACCGCGTACGATACGATTGTAAGTAATTTGGAAGACTTTTACAGTACAGTCAGCGATTCAAACACGCGACCGGGGAAATTAGACGCATTGAATCGTCGTCGGTTTGTCATTCAGCGGTACCAGTTGGGCACAAATAAAAAGGAAAAGGTGGTACTAAGGTCAGGTAAAACCGAACATGTAAGTAAAACATTTACTCCCAACGATAAAATGACGATTCAATCCTTGGTGTTGTTGCCCGAACCCGCGGTGAAGTTCTCGCATATACACTTGCCGGGAACCAAGTTACTGACAAAAACAAACTTACATCACAATTATTTGTCTCTTTTCCGGCTGTTTAAAAAAAATACGGACATAGATATTCATTTTGTCGACGATTTGGAACGGGAAATACTGTATGGCGACGATTATTTAAACACGGGTTCTCGAAAATCCAACGAAGAACCTCCGAATGAATTTTTAACCACCATGAAGGAATATTTTTTGGATTCGCATTTGGACAACAACAAGAACAAATTTGAGAAGTATTTGAATGTGGTGGTTCCCAAAACTCGCATTTTGTTTCGCATCATACGCAAATATTTGCGGCATCATTTGTCGATGGTAGATATTGTCAAAGAACTGGAGCCGTTTTATATTTATGCGAACGATCTGACGTACCGTCAATATGACGAAATACGTTATTACATTAAACATAAAATTGTCGACTGGAAAAAGAAATTGGTTAATCGTCTGGAATTGTTCAAACGTTTGGTGAGACGCAGTTCTCAAGGACCGTCGCGTGAAATGAATATAATAAAACGAATTTTATACGAAAATGCCGGATTGTTGGGTATGATGGAAGACGCTTATAAGTTGAAAGAAGAATCACAAGACGCCAAACCTGCGGCGTGGGAAATGTTTTCTGCGAGCGAAATACTGTATAATGCCATACAAACGGACAATGCCGAGTTACTGACCGACGTGGTGACTACAATGATGATCAAAACCCTCTCTACCCCGGGAAATTTATTGGAAGCATTTGAACCGGGCAATCTCGATAACTTGAGCGACTTGGAGAAGATCAAACCCAACGATTGTACCCGTCGTTATTTGGCCAAAAAATATACCACCATGACGGCAATGACTCAAGACAACGGTAAGGAGGATGTATTTTTCGACAAGGACATGGACGACACGGTGTATTCTCTGTTGGACAGTTATAAAAAGGAGAAACGGGAAATGAAACCCGACGAATTTTTGGAATTTTTGACGATGAACCTCATGACAAAACATAAATTATCGATGGAAAGCGCGGGCGATTTGGCGAAGACCCTCGTCGAAGGGAAAAAACGGGTTCTCGAAGGGATGTTTTGTGTGGTTCAAATTACCCGCAACTCGCCCGATTCGCCGCCGTGGGCACCATCGTCGCCGGAATTGGTAACAGGCGGATTCAAAGTACAGAGAAATTATTACTATCGACGGGTGAAGAACCAGTGGGTACACGACACCACTATTGACGAAGAGGCATTTATCGATAACAATACACTTTTCTGTAATATACAGTCCGACTGTTTTAAAAACCAAAAAACTAACGTATGTGAGCCTACGGACCTCGTAAAACAACGGTTGAAAGAAATGACCCAACAGCGCATGAAAGATGAATTTGACCGTCGTGTTACGGGATCCATCGAAGAACTGGAAAAGGCGATTAAGAGTCGTCTTGAAAACGATTTCAAACGGATTGTACGTGAACGGCGGTTGAACGTCATTCGTCAGGAAAAATACAACAATATGGCGTACGAAATTGGGAAACTATTGATTCAGGACGACCAGGTAGAATCGCCGTACCGATCACTCTCTGAATTGGTATTGAGTCAAGACGACTTTCAAAAACGTCAGGCAGATATTGTCAAGTTTGTAGACATGTACTGTCGAGAACCCATGATAGACGATTTGGACGAAAATCCGGCGTGGTTATATTGTCGAGAGACCAATGTGCCCCTCTTTCCACAAAGTCTCTATAAATTGGCAATGACCTATGTTTCCAAAGGAGATTATATGTCCAAATTGAATGAAATATGCCGAACCGTAGGAATCATCAGCGATGACGGAGATTCAATTGTGGATCGTTATACCGGTAAGGTTTTGAGGAAAATCGATTTTGTCGCGGAAGACGCGTTTACCGACGAAGGATTTCGCATCGTAACCCATGATGTGATGGAAGAAGATCTGGAAACCCGATTGGAGAACATGTTTGCCACCGCCAATGTAGGGGTTTCGATGAACAAGGTGGGCAAAGAGGTGTTTGAGAGCGCCATGAATCAGACGATTTATAACATTACCGCGGCTCTATGTAATAACATGGGTATTCCGGTGGAATCTGTACAACATTTTGTCATGATAGCTACGGGGGAAATTTTGGAGAAACACGTTCAAAGTGCCGAAGTATACGAAAAACACGCCCAGGCCATGGAAAAGAAAAAGGGCATTCGTCCGATACCGTACGACATTTACCGTGATCGTTTCATGTTTTGGACACTTGCTTCGTGTTTGTTGGTGGCAATACAAACCGCGATTCCGTCGTTTCGAACGAAAAAAACGTTTCCTGGGTGTGTTCGGTCGTTTGGTGGTTATCCTTTTGATGGGGGGGTAGAGGACATTTCGGGCATTGAATACCTCGCGTGTGTTCTTTACAAGATGAAAAGTAGCACGGTTCCGTGGAACGCCATCGAAAAATTGGATTTGAAAACGTATTCCGCAAAAATACGCGAAATGTTGGAAAAAATCATATTACCGAACCGACCGGATATCGAACAAATGTATGTGGCAAAACGTGAATATTTGCTGTTACACCCGAACGAAGTAGTACCCCTAGACCATGCACTGGATCGATGGCGATCTTTTCTACCCCCGGTCGTAGAGTTTTCCGTTATTTCCAAGTTACGACCGGTAAATGCCGCATACGAGAGAGAAATGATGGATTTGATTACCAAAGGCCATCGCGATCAACGCACACATCTGAGTATGATACGCAGCCGTATTCTACAGTATGGATATGCGATCATTGAAGCAATCAACCGTATTGTCAAAACCAAGGACGTTTTACTGAAAACATCCAGTAAGATTCCATACCTCGAGAACGCGTGTTGTCAAGATCCTCTGTATCCAGAGCCGATTCGTTATTTTGCCAAAGAGAACCCGGCGATTCTCCAATACATGGAAACGGTGGGATATTTGTCGAACATGCTTCAAGATATACACGTATTGAGTAGCAAAGGATCGGTACTGTACCACCCGGGATTCACGGGAACTTCCTTTCCAATGATCGGCGATATTTCGTTGACGGAAAATATCTATGATGCGTATTTCCACTATTGTAATTTTGATAACGAACTCCCCATACCAGAGGCCTATTTGGCCGTATGTCCTGAAAAATGGTCGAAAATATCGGGGTATAAACCGGAATGGTCTATTTACGATAAAATCGAGTTTTTCAAAATGAACGGTAAACAGTACAAGCCCGAGAACCTGGACCAGTTGATGGTGTTAGTACATAATCAGCATCGTATAGAAATAGAAGAACCACGTGAATATACTCAAGTAGATGTTCTCCGGGATTTGTTGGAAAGTTTTGAACAACGAGAGTCAGTGGTGGTGGAGGAAATTTTTCGACAGAGATTGGCGGAGGTCGTCAGCGGATTTGACCCTCAGAAAATGACGGAAGAACCCCGGCCGGAATTGGACCGTTTCAAAGACTACCTTTACAAGGCCAATGAACAAATGTATTATGCCATCATTAATTTTATGGATAAAAATGGTAATCTTTCGGACGCCAAGTTCTCCGATTTCCAAGAGTGGTTGCTTTCCCCGTTGGAAAGGGGCATGACGGATTCGGAGAACCTTGTGTTTACAAAGGATAGCTTGTATAAAACGGTACAACAGGGTAAGAATTCGGTATATATGATGTCAAAATTATTACCACAGATGATACTTGAAGAAAAGATATACAACAAAATTCCGGAACATTGGGATCTGGCCGCGGTTCATAACCGCGATTTGGAGAACTTTCACAGTAAATTTTGGGAGGGAATACGTCCATTTTTCGGCGACCGGGTTCTCCAAATCTTGTTGCGCGAAGTCCGCGAAAGATTGAACGATATATTTTTATTGGTAAGTGAATTGCCCACTTATTCGCCCATCGCAAAAGCTGATCGCGAATTCCATTCCATGTTTGACACCCAGACCTCCTATTTCCTCTACATTTATTTGTTGTATTCGACAATGTATGAATATATCGTGTGTTCGGAGAACCCCGAGATGCTTTATACGGATTCCGTCGCCGCAAAAAAACGGCGTAAACAAGAAATATTGGACCAAGCGGACGAATCCAAGAGCATTCGGTCAGAAAATATTACGACGGAAGAAGATGCCGGCGAGGTAACCACTGAACTGGAGGATATCCAAATTGAAATGGGCAACCAGGCGGAATTGAAATCAAGGGTGGCGAGTTTGTTGTTGGCCTTTGTAGAATTGGATAAGGAGAACCAGTCGTATTTTTATACATACGAAGAAATTGCGAAAAAGGTGGGACTTTCCAAAAAACAGGAAAAGAAACGTATCACAGACTATTTGGGAAGTTTACAGGACGACGAACGTGAAATCGAGAACCTGTTCAAGAAATACAAGATGGGTCGTTGGAATGCGGGAATGCAAAAGGGATTGGTACACTACGACAAGGCCACTTATGAGCGCCAACGCGAAGAGTCTGCGGCGGATGCGTTTTTGGGCGACATGGGGGCCGGAGTGGGACTGGTTCCAGATACGGGCCGCAGTGCCGAAGATTTGGACCGTGAAATGGCGGAAGATGCGGCACATCAGCAGGACGACGAGGGAATACAATTCGGAGAATTCGGTGACGAATATCAAGACGGAGTGTATTATGCGGAAGACCGCGACCCGGACGATTATGAATAAAATCTAGATATTTTGTATAAGATTGGGTATTTATGCCGAAAAAACAAACTGTGAAAGAAAATGATACACCGTTGATTCAAGGATCGTTATCGCCAAACATATCTGATACAATGATTTCAAAACCGACACCGGAAACATCACGGAAATTGGGCGATTTCGACCCATCAGAGTACGATAAAATAATGCATATTTTAGGCAAACAAACGAATTATCCCGAATTTGTCAAACTGAATTTGACTAAAAAACGCGCGTTGGAACCCGAAGACACCCGAAACATGCGAAATTTGACCGCAATGAATTTTCGCAGAATGGGCATTAAAAAAATGAGAACTTGGTGCGATGAACTGTATTTGAGTATGGATAGAGACCAACGATTACGGCGTCTGGGTATTTTGAAAAACATGGGTAATTCGATACCAGAAGAATTTCCTCAACGTTTGATAGACGACATGCTCGGATCTCAGTGGTTTCAACACCTTTTTACCGAAGGCGGTGAAGAAAATACACCTTCGAAATTATTTGATAAATTTTTACAGGTGAGTCGCGTACACTTTGCGTTCGATTACAGTGAATATATGGAACAACATGAACGTTTGTATTATACGGGTATGTTGAAGGCATTGTTAGATCCTGTGGGAGGAAACAAAATACGAAGAACCCGGCGACGAAGAAAACACCGAAAGTAGATAATTATATAATCTTATTTAATTATATAATGAAGTTCACTTGGTTAATACTTTTTTTAATTATTTTTATATGTTTAGTGATTTTCGCAAATAATGTTTATCAGCCCATCAAAGAAGGGGTGGATACGAGAAGTATTGTTACTCCGACCAAAATGTATAAATTTTATAATAGACAACCCGTGGTACTTGAATCTAATTTGGCCATTTCATTTGATATTTACATTAATTCTGCGGTGAGGGACGGTAGTTGGCATCAAGTCATTGGAGTAACTCCTGATATCAACGGTTCAGACCAGCGAGCGTTAGGTATGTGGTTGTGTCCAAATACCACTAATCTTCATATTCGAACGGCAACTACAACTAACGGCAGTAACATGACGAATGGAAATGACAATATTTCAGATTGTGTGATAACCTTACCGACGGGTAAATGGTTGAATGTGTGTGTTATTGGCAATGTGAACACGAGCACATCGCAATGGCCATACACCCAAAATTGGAATGTATACATTAATGGTAATATAGTAACAAATACCAATTTGCCAAGATGTTGGTTTCCGATTGCCACGTCAAAGGTATATGTCATGGCAACATACAACAATTTCGAACCGTTCGACGGAAAATTGGGGAATATGTTATTTGTCAGTTCGGATTCATCCATCACGTACAGCATGATACAACAACAATTGCTTCCAAAAGTATTTTCTGGATTTACTAACATGAGTATCGAGGAAGGAATGACCGGGGAAATTGCGGCGACGGGAAAACCCGACCCAAGTTACATTCCGATCAAAGACGAAAACGGAAATGCGATTTGCCCTCAAACCGTGTTGTATAAAGATGAAGACAACAGTAAGGCTAAGAATTTGTTGGATAGTAATTTGAACATTAAATCCTACGGAGTAAAAGTACCAATTTGTCCACAAGATGATATGTACAAAATACAAACGGTAATATTAAAACAACTGAACGATTTTAACGCAGAATATACGAATTTTATGACTTATAAATATAACCAAAAACATACGGGAAATGGCGACATGTTACCCCTGTTAAGTTACCCATCTCCTGATACAACAGACGCACAATTATCTAAAAAATACGCAACTTTACAAAATGTTACAGATTTGGCGACATATCAAATCCTGGATAAGAGTTTAAGAACATATACCAGTTTAGTTTCTGCCAACGCCACATATTATCCTCGAACATCAGACAGGACAACTGTCGCGGATAAAACTACAAAAATCCAAAACAAACACGACGCAATATTGAAATTACGTAGTGATTTGGACAATAAACTGTATGAGTTGAACAACATGCAACATTCGATGTATGGTGATTCAAAATTATTGACAGACTCTGGGATCTATGTGACAATCTTGTGGACAACTTTAGCTACCTCACTTGTTTACTATATGTTTGTTCATATGTAAATAGTTATAACGAATTCACGTGGTTTATATAATATTATTATATATATATAATTTAATAGTATTATGTCAAGTGACGAAGCAACTACCTCAAATTTCAGTCAAATAAATCAAATTTATGGTAACGTACACAATAATTATAATAATTCTTCTTACAGTTACGCCGAGATTGATACAAATTACGATGCCAAATATGTACCAAATTTGGTGGACATAGGCCCTCTATGTAACGACGAATATTCTTACTATAATTTGTCTTATACACAAATGTGGAAAACCCCCGATACGTTGAAAATGTGTTTACAGAACGCTGAAAAAGTTATCAATGATGCCGTATGGACAGATGAAAACAATTTAAGAAACGGTTCTTATACAGTTCAAAAGGGGCTGAATTTTATTCAAATGAGCGCAAATAATTATATTGACGGTGATGTAAATTTTTTTATTAAAAACCAATCCGTTTCTCCGTTAAGTAATGCTATCATTACTATAAATGCCGGAAATGCGGTCGAAGTGTTTGGATATTTTGTTCCCGATGTGAGTGGTTTATGGACATTTACTATACCCCAAGCAAGTGTTGACAATAAAATATTTTCTAAATTATGGATAAGCAACAACAACGCGCTTTATGATTATACCAACGAAAACGCGGATATTAATAATAATAAACAATTAAAAAACGGAAATGGAAACAGTTTTTCAATTGAATTAACACAAGGCGATTGTGTACCCATGCGCGTACATATTGTGACACAAAACGTTACACTTCCCAATATTCCCGTTTTAATTGTAAACAAACCTGACAGAACCACCATCATTCCGGGTAAATCCGGGTCACCTCCCAATTTTATTACAATCACGAATAAAGGTAAACTGTACTTGAAAACAACCTTGTACGTGGCACTTGTATCAAATTCTGCGAATTTGTATTCTTGTTATTTTTTGGACCCGTCTCCAGAGTACGATTTACCCTCGTTCTATTCTTTGAAATTGAATCCAAAATTACAACATATAAAAACTCAGATACCAACGGCAGTAACTTATGCGGGAAAAGGTACATCTAGTCAAGCTAAAGGCACGGATACAACAATTGCCCTACCTACTGGTATACCGTTGAATATAGATTCGGCAACCTATGGATCAACCGTGCCTTACACTTACAGTGTTACTACCCCGTATACGGTAACCAGCCAAAGTTGGGTTCCTGAAACACAACCGTCTGGTCAAAATACGAATGTTTACAGCGGGAAGCAACAAATAAGCACATATACTACAGGGTACACTCAAACAACGGAAAGTACACAATATACGACTACACAAAAAAGTGAAGCACAACAAAAAGATGTAACGGGTATCGCACAGAACGCGGTGAACAAAAATGCGTTGAATATTCCGGGAAATCAATATGATGCGAAATTTGGTAATCCAATCCAAGATAAGAAAACCAATCCACAGTTTATCACGAACTACAGTTACTCGCAAAGCGTCACCGATGTTACCGATAAACAAATATATGTGGATCCTAACAGTGGCAAATTAGTAATAGGATACAGTTATCAAGGAAATCCCAACAGTACTCCTATGCCCATGGACCAAGACAACACTCCGAAAAGCGACTCTTATAATTATCGTATCGTTTTGGGGAAAGATGCCACATTACAAGTACAGGACGCGAATGGCACCATAATTAGTAAAAAAAATCTATCTAAATTTGTAGACCCCAAATTCAAATTTGATTTGAGTAAGTGTGTGGTGAACCCAAAATGGGTACAAAATCCGTTGGCAACAAATATGATCGAGATGGGTAAAAAGATGCCCAAAGATGTCCAAGAACTCGTTTCATCTGACGGCCGTTTCAAACTGTTGTTTTTCAACGGTAATTTGATTTTTGATTACTGTGCCACCCCATATAGTGTCGTTACAGAAGGAGTAAATAAATATAATTATACTACAGTTTTGAATGTTGATAATAATGCCCAAATGTTCTATCTATACCGTATCAATTCCAGAGGTTTACACGGAAAGAAATTTTTGGGAGAGTATTTAAATTCAACTACGAACATTTACTATCTTCCGAATACTCACAATAATATACTGAAAAAAAGTGGATACGCACAACCAGTTACAGGAGATGTTTATCCTTACATTACTCCAAACAATAACAATGTAAATTATAATGTAATTTTTAATTCAAATAATGCCGACTGTAAATCCAAATGTGACAGTGAGGTAAAATGTGAACACTATTTTTTGACAAAAGATTCGACGGGAAAACAAACATGTTATACAGATATCACCAGCAATGCGAACCCGCTTTATTTTTCTGTACCGTCTAATATAAAGAGTTCGACCTTTAACAAAAAGACGTATAAAATAAATACAGCGTGCGGAGAAGTTGTTAACAACATGGACATGCTGTATGGAATCGATAAACCAGACTATGTTGTTAATTATTTTCCAGGTGAAAATGCCCAGAACCTTACCTATTATTGTGCTTCAAAACCATATCAAGAAGCGAACAGTAAAATATTTAATTTAATCAAAAACGAAACATTTCAAAACTATCGCGAGGGTATGAGTAGCGACGCAACGATGAGTGTCGAGCAAACCATTAAATCAAACATTGAAACAAAAATATATCCTGCGGCAACAGATTATGCGGCGTTGCAAGATAATATAAACGACGAGTACAATAAAAAAATGCGCCTGTTGAATAGTTATACAGATTTATCGAATAATTTGGCAAGTCAGAAATATTTGTTCAATAGTAGCGAATCGATTATTCCAGATTTGTATGTCAACCGACCGAACGAGAAAACGCCCCTTATCACATTGGACGATGGTTTGAAACGTGATACACAAGTCATGTTACTGGAACAAAATCGCATGTTTACTTTGGCATCTATAAGCGCAGTATCATTTCTTATTTTAGCCGTATTTTTAGCGAGAGATTGAGTAATTACATCTTTGCCATTACAATACATGGTATACCAGAATAATATACTATATTATATTATAGTATATATGTCCAACGCCCCGGCACCACATTTTGACTTAACATCTAATTTAAATTTACAAAAGAATTACCTATTGGGTTTATCAAAGATACCGATAGATCCTGCGGTAAATACCAATTCGGAAAATGCGATTTCACTTTTGAACCAACAAATGAATACGACGCAGTCTGCGTATGCGTTGTCCAATAGCGCATCAGGAGACCTATTAAACAGTCAAAAAACCGTAAACACTATTCTAACTACCGAAAACGATCGTTTACAAATGAAAAAACAAAACATTGATGCCGCCGTAAGTGGACAACGCCGTATTGTTTTTTTAAACATAAATTATCAAAAACGGTACGAAGTATACACGAAAATGGCCATCGCTTTAGTTATTGGTTTAGTCATTTATTTTATTATTCAGCGTTTCCGTGAAGCATTTCCCATCATTCCCGACGTGATTTACATGTTTTTGATTATGCTTGATTTTGCGACTGTGATTGTAGTGATTTTAGTATATTATTATCAATTGACGAGCCGTGATCTCATGAATTACGATGAAATTTCTCTTACCCCACCCGACATGTCTTTGTCAAATGCACCGGTCACATCTACGTCAACTACATCTGGCGCGACGGGGGCATCTGGTACAGATGCGGCGAGTTCATCTACCCCGACATGTGTTGGAAAAGACTGTTGCGGAACCGACAATTACGGAAATGCGATTCCTTATACTCCTGCCGCGGGATGCTCTTTGGCAAACAGTGACGATATGATTATTACAGACATTAGCAGCTTATTTGGAGGTAGTAGTACTTAATCGACGGACCTAATCGAAGGGGGGACAAAAAGGGAAAAAAATAACCAAATAATATAAGAAACAGTTTTTATATTATATGACATCTTTGATCGCATCAAGTTGTTTTCCCAATTTAGACCCGACAATTTTAAACGCTATCGGAATATCTCCGTCGCCGGCTCCTGCAGTACAGCCGGCTCCCAGCACAAAATCGAAATATCCGGTAAATAAAAATGGACAAGATTACACTCAAGCATATCCTTTGGTGAAAGCACAAAACGTTTCATTGGAAAACACCATCAACACCAAACATGAAATGTATTCTACTGACAATCAGCAATTTGTGTATAAATACGATAAATACAATTCACTGGTAAGTGCCAACTACTTTTTATTCATTGTTTACGTGTGTATTGGATGTTTTTTGGTAATTTTTTTAACAATGACCGAAAAATTGTCGACGATACCCAAGATTCTCATCATTTTGCTTTTTGCGATATATCCCTTTGTGATTTTTTACATAGAAAACTACGCTTATACGGTGTGGCTTTATTTGTATTCGGTGATGAGCGGCGAATCATACTGGGACATGAATAAGTATTCGCGAGAACAAGGAACCATGTATTAACCATTTTTTCTAAATATAACGTATAGAATGTCGTCTTGGGTACCCGCCAAGTCGATATCCAGATCACGGTCGGCGTCCAAATCGAGATCCCCGTCAAAAACCGTTTTAGCCGAAATGTTGGATGATTATACGTGGACCCCCATTCCCCCCACTTGGAGACCTTTGAACAAAATACGCGAAAAAAATATCCAGAGTATGACCGCGAGTAAAATCGGAAACGCACTTGATCCCAACGCCAAATTCCTCTTGAAGATAAATATAAAAAAGGGCGATTATACGGATACGTACACGACGCAGATTACTTCAGAAGAATGGACCAAAATCAAATCGTTGACGCACAAATTGAAAGGCGGCACGGTCAAAAACAAACGTCGCGCGCAACATAAAACCACCCAACGTAAACGCTAGAACATTCAAATTTTTCATGGAATAATGGACGGTAAATAAATATGTTTACAATATATGAGTGAATACACCTTTCCGTTCAATACCTGTGAAAAACCAAACAAGGAAGGCATAGCGCAACCTTATTCATCCTTGGCGAACTTAATCAACTGTGCGATCATTTTTTATTTCTTATTACAAACAAAACACACCTACACGTTTCTACTTTTGTTCGTCATATTATGTTTTGAAGCATTCCACGTTTTTTCACATAGTATCCATATCTTAGGTTCTATACAAATAAACATAACACACGCTCTTTCTTATTGTATAAATTTTGCGTTTCTATTCTTCTTTTATAACTATGTCCAAAAACTGCCTAGTATCCCATTCATTTTATTTTACGTATTTTTAATTTTTTGTGATATATACGCATTTTGTAATATGAATGTAGTTTATTATATTTTTAGCCAAGCATTGTTATTTTTGTCGGTATTATTCTATTATTATCCACTCTTGAATAGAA